GGGTGCTAGTCTTTTTATTGTTAATTCACCCTTGCGGTTAAAACTTGCAAAACCACCTTCAAACTGAGCAATCAAACCGATTGCTTGGCGAAACGTATATCCTACAGGTTTCTGAACCCACTCAGTTCCAAGAGAAGCAAATGAGGCTTGATCAATTTCAACACCTGCTAAATTAGCTATTTCTAACGCAACTTCCCGATATGGCTTAGGATAGGTTAATTTTGATTCATATATTCCTTCCATATAAATCATTTTGTCATTTGCAGTAATTGTAGTCTTATTACTGTTTCTATCACGCTCAAAGTCTGTTATAAAAAAATGACCTAATTTAGTGAACTGATATTCACCATTAATTAAAATCCCCAACTCTGGTTCAATTTCTAAATCTTCTTTCACTGTTTCAATAATTGTTGGAAAAACTACCTGAACCGAATTCAGAGGGGTTGAACCAATCTGAAACACTTCACCCGATATACTGCCAGAATTAAAAGAGAGTGAGGTAATTTCCTCACTCCCATAGGTGATATCATTCATTTTTAATCTGATTGACAATTGCCTTGATGTATTAAGCCAAGCAGCATGAATTTCTTCACTTGTGGCTAACAAATTTCCTCACCTACCTCTCAATAAAACTCATCGTTAAGCCTTCCCACTTTGGCAGTTTATCATGCCAAGAGTATGCTGGAGCCGTTCGATCACCGACATAGAATGTTTTTGTAACAATGCCACCTTCCATGGGATCTGGATAAGTGACTTCAAAAAATACCGGCATCACCGCTTTTAAAATTGGTGAAATTTCTGCATCAGTTAGCGGACCCCACTCAAGGTCCATTTTCCTTTTTGTGGTTAGATAATCACGGGTCATATCACCTTTGGCGTTACGACCAGAATCACCATCAACCGCTTGGATACCAGCTGTAAACTTTTTAGGATTCTTGATCGTAACACCATTTATTTTTAAATATCCAGCCATAAAATCACTCCTTCCTATATGTTTAACTCGGTATACCCAAGCTGTTGATGGTATTTGTTGATTTCTTTAACTGCAATACGTCCGAATTCTTTACCGCCAATATTAATGACAATATCACCATTTGGCGCTTGTGTTGGCGTTGCTCCCAATGCAGAAATAGCATTCATCAATGTGGTTACCATAGATGAAGTGAAGTCTTTCATACCGCCACCTTCATAGTTCATTTGATTGTTGTTACTAAACGTACTGTTAGACGGTGTGAACGTTGGTTCTTGGAACATTTCCGGCAACACTATACTTGAATTGAACATATCCAGTCCAAGATACTCAACGGCTTGTTGAATCAATTCAGCGGCACGTTGTGGTTTCTCTAGTGGAATAACCATCTCTTTCTTGTTTCCTTCGCCCATACGGTATAAACCGTCTTGATTGACTATGCCGCCGTTTTCATAACCTACAATTCTTCGACCAGTTGGTCCCCAACCTCTGCGACCATAAGGTAGGTCATACCGCCAATTTGAATTATTGAAGAAAGCTAACAATTGATGATAGCCATTAAAAATATTTTCATAGCCGCGAAGTTTATAAGCATTAAACGTGGACGGGATATATTGAAGCAGGCCTCTTGCTGGGTTCCCATTTGCCATGTTTATATCCCACACAGCTGAGCTTTGAGTAATACTCTGATTACCACCAGACTCTCTTTGAATTTGAGCGAGAACTCCATTAATTTCAGAACTGCTAATCCGCTGTCCTAGTTTGCTTGCAGCCTGTTTGATTTTCGATGTCCATCCACCATTACCTACAGCAGCACCGCCGATTGCACCAAACGAAGCATTTTTGTCGATATCGCTTGGTCCAAGAGATCCATTGATATGCAAGTGATCGTAGTGGTCATTCTGCGGCCATCTTACCCAACTGCCACTTGATCCAGTACCAGACATTCCTTTACGGTCTCGAACTTTCCCTTGAGTGATTACATAAGCTACTTTTGATGCAAAGTTATCAAACACCCAATTGGCAGGAGCCATGTATTTAGATGATCCATTCATACTTGCTGGATACGCAACGTCAATTGCCTGATGCTTCCCATGGGAATGAGGGTCCCCTGGTCTGAAACCAGAGGTGATTCGCATACCTGGATATCGATCGACAGTCTTTCTAGCGATATCGTATAGGTATTTGTATACACCCCAACTTCCCATTGATCCATCAAACGAACTATTTTGTGCTTCATGTCCTGCAGCAAATTTTGATTTAAACCATTCATAGGAACCCTCAGCAACAGTTCCAACAGCTCCTTTAGCCATTGATAATGCTGGCTCAAAAGCATTACTTAAATTAACAAATTTGGAAACTGCAGCATTCAATAACTTTTTAGGATTAGATGCATAAGACCAAATGTCTGAAGCAATTTCTTTTGCACCATTCCACTTTTCTTTGAACCAGTCACCTATTCCGTTAGCATAGGCCGGCACTCCGTACATTGCAGCAGTCTTTGGACCACTCAACACAGATGTTCCTTTTGGCAAATTTACCATCAAATTTCGCTGTGCCGGGAAGATACCTGTGCGACCGTCTGGCGTACGATAGGCTTCTTGATAGTTAGATCCTAATCCATCATTGACTAAAGCAGGCCCACCCGGGTGATATCCAGTACCTCTTGCATATTTGGGGACTTCCCACGAAGATAGCGTACTTTTTCCAGCTCCCACCTTTTTTAGAACCCAGTTGATACCATCAATGACGCCATTAACACCCTTACCTATTACACTAATCATGCCATTGAAGATCTTTCCAGCACCATCTTTTACAGACTTAACACCATTACTTAAACCTTTTCCGATTTTGCTTCCAAGACCATTTGCCCAATCGCCAATCTTTTCAAAAACACTCGAAGCAGTAGACTTCATCGAATTTAAAGAATTGCTCATATTTGTTCTTAATGTTGAAAAAGCATTGCTAGCGTTATTCTTAGCTGCTCCGGCCTGGTTTGAAACCTTATCTTTGATTTCATCCCATTTTGATCGCGTATTGCTCCAAGTCTCAGACCATCGATCAGAGACATTTCTTTTTAATTCTTGCAGTCTTGTTGAAGCATTTTCCTTAGCGGTTTTGGCTTTAGACGAAATAGTAGTAGAAAAGTTATCCCAAGTGTCCTTGGTGTTTTTCTTAACATCTGACCATCTGTTACTTACAGATTTCCAAATATCAGAGGCTTTATCAGAGACTGTTTTTTTCGCATCATTCCATTTTTCGCTAGTCCACTTAGTAACTTTTCCCCAAGCTTCTGAAGTGGCCGTTTTAATGCCATCCCATTTTTCTCCAATCCATTTACCAAGTTTCCCTGCTGCTTCTTTAATCGTATCCCAATTTTTCCAAAGTAACACACCTGCAGCTACAGTTGCAGCAATCGCAATGGTTATTGGCCCACCTAAAACTGCTACTACTCCACCAATTGCACTGCCCACAGCCGATAGAATTCCAGCAAGTCCACCTATTGAACTGAGGAAACCGAATATTGAACTCAATACTCCGACGACTGTAGATAAGATACTTAATAATTTTAAGGTCGCCACAAATGTTCCGAAAACAATTACAAAGTTAGAAAAACCTTCAGAGTGCTTGGTTATCCAATCCCCTATATCAGATAATACGTCGGCTAAAGATTCTATGAATTCAACAACTACTCCGCCAGTCCATGTTGCTATAGGTTTTAAGAAGTTATCCCACAACCATTTAAAAGCAGGCTTTAACCCCTCGATAATTCCGTTTAGTAAATTTAGAGCACCACTAAGTAAATCTAAAAATGCCGGTATGACATTTTCTATAGTAAATTTTGCTAACGGCAGTAAAACATTCTCATAAAACCAAGCTAGTCCAGCTCCTATATTTTCCGCTAGCGGCTGAATAGATTTCAATAAACCCTCAATAGACGACAATAAAGGAGTAAAGTTAAGCTTCTTACCCCACTCTTCGGTAGCTCCAGCCATTACACTTATTTTTTCTAATAAGCCATCAACAATTTCAAGAATAGTTGAAAAGATAGATTCACCAACACTGCCAGCTTTCCATGCCTCTGAGAATTGGTTAGCTATATTTGATACTGCATTATTTAATTTTGTAACGATTTCTAACAGATTTCCCAAAATTGATTCGCCTAGTCCGTTGTCATTCCATGCATTTCTAAATGAATTCGCTACTTCATGCAATAAGCCCAGAATCGAATTCCACAAATCAAAATACGATTGAATCAGGCGTGTTCCTCGTCCGTTGTCTTCCCAAGCTCGTCTGAAAGCACTAGCGATATCACCAATTATTCCGAGTATATCTGCAAGCAGGATTAATATATTTTCTATGAAAAGCCGTCCTGTACCATTGGTCCAAACTTCCATAAATGACCTGCCGATAGCAGAAGCCAAACCTATTACTTCACTTAATGCATATTTCCAAGCATCGATCACTCGTTGTCCTTGATTTTTCCATGCATCTTGGAAAGGCTTGAAGAAATCCTTCAACAAGTTTTGGATGTCTTTCATCCATTTAGGCGTAGAATAGGTACCAGTTGCAGCTCCAAAATCAATACCAGGAGCAGAATCTTCTTTCTTTTCATCATCTGTATCCATCGTTAGCTTGTTGATTTGGTCAAATCCCATGAGAGACTTTTGTAGTTTCTTCACTTTTTCATTGGCTTTATTTGCGGAAGAACCAGTATCGTTTAGCGCTTGGATATTGTCATACAATCCACTAGCGCCTTGTTTTGCTGCATCATATGTTGTCCCGAATAGCATTGCAATAAAGGAAGCTAGCTGCCCTGTGAGCTGTGCCACCGTACTCATTAACGCATTCAATGCTGGTAAGATTGCCGTATATATTGGATAAAATGCCGTCATCAGGTTGACTTTAATCTGATTCAACGAAGCACTGAATTGATCGTTCGTTTTCAATGCTGACATCATACCGCTAGCCAGTTTAGTAATTGCGCCACCTAACAGCTGATAAACGACCAATGAAGGTAATAGATATTTCATCGACTGGCCAAAAGCGTTCGTGCTTCCTGTCATTCGATTTGTTCCAGCTGTAACTTTGTTGGAATTACTAGAAAATAGACTTCCGAACTTTCCAATAAATCCAAGAGAGTTCCTCAAGCCATTTCCGACGCTCCCAAATCCGTGTGAAACTGCATTGGACATACGGTTGAATACTCCGCCATATTTAGAAACAGCTCGCTCAGATTGCTTCAACCCTGAGCCTGTCATACTTGCACCGTTAGAAGCATTACCAGTTTGAATGGAGGATTGGCCCAATGCAGAGTTAACTCGTTGTAGAGCCTTTCTCAATGTTTCTGCTCGATCTTCTGTTTGGGAATACTCCTTCTGTAGACGATCATTATCACTGATTAATTTATTCATCTTGATTGATTGTTTTTGAATCTCACCAGACGTTTTCAGTGATTGAGGAGTATCCTCATAGTTCTTGAATCCAGATGTAAAGCTGCCAGTTGGCACACGTTGATCGTTATATTCTGCCTTTAATGTTCGAATTCGTTTTCTCATCGCTTCGATTTGAGACTCGTTTTGACTCATACCTTTTGTAATGTTGTCCAGTGAAGAAGGAACTGCATCAAGTTCCCGTTTGATGGTATTACCCAATCCAGCTGCTTGATCTTTGAACTTCGTCATTTGCGCTTGCGCTCGGGCGATCTGTTCATCATATTTAACGACTTTGCCTGTATCCCCTTGACTCGATGCCGTTTGTCTTTGCGATTTCAGATAAGCAACCTTTTCTTGCGCTGCTTTCGCTTGGCCCATTTTAGCGTTGATTTCATTGATCATCGCATCAATTTCTTTGGTTACTTTCGGACGAGCTTTGCGAATACCAGAAGAAAAATTGTCACCAGCAGCTTCAGATGATTGCTTTGTCGATCGTTCGAAGTTTGATAACGTCTTCTCGAGTGCTTGATTCATTTTTTCTAGTTGTTTTGTGAAATTGCTAGCACCTTTTTCAATATCCATATTCTTCTCAGTACGATCCATAGAGTTACCGGACATTTGTTGGATTCGACTCATAGCACTTTCAATTTGTGGCAGCACTCGTTCCAAAGACTGCTCAACTCTGGCAGTATTAATATCGAGGAGTACCTCAAGCGTTTCTAATTCCATGCTTTCTCACCTACCTTTCTTCTAGAAGTTTTCTTCTCTCTCGTGTTGCGTTGATTGCGTGTGCTTGGGCTAGGAAAATTTCTTGATCCCGCTTCATCGCGTCTTGCTTTGATTCCTCTTCTGTTTTGGCTTCCTCAACTGCTTGCTCAATCTGTTTGAGAAATGGATATGCGTCTTCAAATTTTGGAAACTTCTTCGGATCGTTAAAAGCAAAAACAGCTAAGCGTTGCTGAGAATAGTCAAACATTGCTTTTTCCTTCAACTCATTCTCTTTAACTTTCTTGTTTGCTTTCACTTGTATCATAATTTCTTCAAGCGTCATTCCCCAGTACTCAGTAGCAGGGATTCCTGCTTCAACCGCTTGAGGATACATGTGCTCAAGCATTTCAGATAAATTAGAGAAGTTTTTTACAGAAGACTGTCTTCGCTGTTCGTCTGATCCAAAGATTCCCCATCTGTCGGTTCGTTCTCCGTTTCTTTCTTTCCGAAAAAACCTGCTTCATCCAAGAATTCATTCACTTCACCAAATAGATCCATAGTTGTTTTCCCAGAATCTAGGTATTGTTCGAATGCTTCAGTGATAACTTTATCCGTTACACCGCTTGTTTTATTTGCACCTTGCAACACGATCAGCAAACTATTTGATGGAGGTAATTTGATTTCTCCTTGTTTCTTAACGAATAAGCCCATGATGCCTTCATCTAATCGTTTTTCAATTGCTAAAACGGCTTTACCATCCAATCGGAGTTGTAAAGTTAGATCCCCTAGTTCGAATGGTGTTGTGTGTGGAAATTGTGCAATATTGTTTTTTGACATAGTTATTTTCCTCCTAAGATAAAAAGGCTAGTCTTTCGACTAACCTTCCTCTGGTTCTGTTAATGTTAAAACGTGTGTGTCTTTTTTATTCCCGGCATTTGTTGTACCTGTTGTTGTATAGGTTCCTGGCGGCACATCTGCAGTCCAGGTAATATTCCCAGTGTTCGATACTGCTAAACCTGCAGTAGTTGGTGCAATTGTATACTTAACAGTTTTATCAGTAGCATCACTAGGTGATACAGTTGCTGTCAATTGACGATTTGATGCAGTCCCCGCAACTGCGGTAGATGTCTTCGGTGACAAAGTAACCGACTCGGGGTTGATTACTTTGCCGGCGCAGGTGTCATAGTCGGCCCTTCACTAACAACCACACCTAAGTTAAATCCAATGGCTTGATTGACTTCTGCGCCATCAAATTTGTAATATGGTTCTCCAGTAAACTCTGATTTTAATCCATCTGGATATGTGATTGTCCAATCGACCGATTTTTTTGATTCAACCAAGGCGTGAATATCACGGAAGTTATCTCCTTGATATACGATCGCAAATTCTAAGTTGTCAGTATCTTCGATACCTTTGATATAAGCTTTCTTTTCTGATCCCAAGTGTGTAACGTCTACTTTCTCTGGGTCACTACCCAAAGCCGGGATAGATTTAACTGCTGCAACAGTTTTTGTCGTTGAACCATCTTTATATGTTAAGACAGTTCCTTTTGATAATAGTCCTGCAAAATCCATGTGTAATTCCTCCTATTTTTTGTATACATATTTTGTAACATTATCAACTACAGCTGTTACTTCAACGATGATCCGCTTTAGATCAGCCGTGTTAGCATCTTTAGCGGTACCAGAAAAACCAATACTACCGAATGTGCTTAAAACACTTTCAGCAATACTGGTCTGGCTTTTGTCTCCGTACAATTCAACTGTGATTGTCCAATCTGTTTGTAACTCATTACCCAACGAATCGATCTGATGTGGTTTATTGGCTGTCCGATAAATTGCTAATGGGAATGTATTCCAACTTGAAGGATAGTCCGTCGCAATCTTTTTGATGTCAGTGACAGCTTGTAATACTTCAACGGTGACTGTCTTCATCTTCACACGTTCCATCACTTCAACTCCCTTAACTTGCGTTGTACATGTTCTTTGTAGATTTCTGGCGCTTCACCGATCAAATCTACTAAAGAAGGATACAAGAACGGTCGTGCTGGCTGTCCTATGGTAATGTAGAAGTCTGTACCTTGAACAGTCACACGAGGAATACCGTATATAGCTTCTAAATCCACCGCAACATCTTTCGCTGGGATAAACCATGCTGTTTGCGAATAGACTGGTGTAAATCCTTCTGGCAAATCTTTAGGACTAGCTTCACCGACAGGACCTGTACCAACTTCGCGAAATAGTGCTTCTTGCTTGTCGGACCAGACACGTCCAACAATTTGGTTCTGTGCATTAATCACGACTTCGTTTTTCAAACTACCCAACAATTCACCACTAGAATATTTCATGCTAGATGACAATCGCAGTTCTGCGGCTTGCTTAATCAACTCGGTGATTTCAAAAGTCGCATCCCACATCGCATCATCCAAGATTTGCGGTATCGCTTTGACTTTTCGCCGTAAACTTTCAAGGCCTTTGATTTCAACTCCCACGATTATCATTCCTTTCTAGCATAATGTTCTTGTGTGTCGAAAATGTCTGGATAGATTTGATTGTGAAATCTGGCTCTTCATCTTTGCCAACATATACGCAAACGCCATCTAGTTCGTTATGTGCCTCGTTAATCACAAAACCTTGGTATTTACATGCTTTCATTGTTTCGAGCTTGCTGCCATAGATTTGGGCATTTATCGTACCACTTGCAGCCTGTACATTCATACGCAACTCAATTGG